ACCCCAACGTGCATCACCGAATACAATACCTGCACCAGTAACTTGGTCTGTGTTGTCAATCAATACCCATTTCTTAGTCAAGTAGTTATACTTGTAGATCATTGGATATTCTTCTAAGTCTTGTGGATCAATCCAGATATCACCGTTGGCTAGTGCTAGTCCACCGCTTTGTGCAGTTGGCATTGTGGCTGAAATGATTGGACCATTTGGATCTGTTGTTCCGCCACCTACAGCATTTTGTGTATAGTTTAGATAACCAACCCACTTAGTTCCGTCATTAATCATGATGTCAGCATCGATGTTGCTGTCATACCATAATGTACCGTCTACTGGTGTTGTTGTTGGTGCTAGTAAACTTGCAGGTGCATAGCCGTTACCAGCTACTGTACTTGCCCACTGAGTAGCAATATACTTGCCATCGCTGCCGTTGCTAGATGGATCTGTGTAGAAATTACTTGTTGTACCAACTGTGAACAATTTGCTTAGTGGACTATCTGTACCGTCTACTAAACGCATATCGCCACCAGCTACATGTGTAATTGTAATTACATTTGTAGTTGTGTTTAATGTAGCAGTGATCTTAGGATCAGTTACTGCGGCACTAAATGCTGTTAAGAACAACTGTGCATCAGTAGTTGCAGAAGTTGCATTGAACGATACTGTTACTGGAGTTGTCAATGATGATGAACCAATTTGGCTTTGAGCAATTGTAAAACTGTATGCACTTGTGTAACTTGTACCAGTAACTGTAACTGGACTAGATACTAACTGGCTTGTGTTAACTGTATAACTTGTAGCAGTTGTTGGAGTACCTGTAGCACTTTGATTAACTGCGTATGTACCTACACCGCCTGCACCGCCAATCAATGCATTGATATATGTGCCAGCTGTTACGCTACCACCGCTCAATACTTGTCCAACACTTAGTGTACCAGTTACTGCTGTAACGTTCAATACGCCTAGAGTAAATGTCAATCCTGATAATGTACCAACAGTGGTTGTAATTGCTACACCGCCTTTAGTTGCTGACAATTGAATTGCAGTACTTGTTGGGCTACCAATGATAAAATATGTACCAGCACTGATACCTTGGCTAGTTGAGCCAGTGATATAAACTGGCATACCTGCTGCCAATGTAAATGTGCTGAATGAGCTGATTGTAACGTTACCACTTGTTGTACTAGTAGACGCCGCAGTCAATGTGTTGCTTACTGTAGCAGTAATAGCTGTTGCTTGGTTGATTGTACTGATTGTTGTACCTGCGGTAACACCTGTACCAGTCAACACCATGTTAACTGCGTAAGTACCTGTTACAGTACCTGTCGGTGTAAACACTGTACCAGCGGCTAGTGTAGTTGCGCCGTTGCTGATAATACCAGCGGCACTAGCTGTGCCAGTTGCAACTGCTGGGAATGTACTTGCTGTGATTGGGCTAGAAACAATGTTTGTTGCACCAGTGCCTGTACGTCCGTAAATTTTAAAGTTAGCTAGTGGGCTAGCATATTCGCCGTCATTGTATTTGACATAAACTGCACCAACTGGAATATTAATACCACCACCCGATGCATCTAGTGAAGCCATAGCTGACTGATTATTAGCAAACAACTGTGTGGATTGTGTAATCCATGTGCTAGTATCTGCATTGTATTTCTTGACAAACCAGTTTGCACCTAAGTTAACTGAAGTAGTCTTGACCCATACAGAACCTGTTGGAGCACCGTATACTGATAGTTGGCCAGCATTGGCTGTGCCATAAGCTACAAAACTGTCATAAGTTCCATACAATGGAACTGCAAAGTGTGGGCTAACTTGTAGTTGCGGTGCAATGTATGTACCAGCTACTAGTCCGTATACGCCTGGAGCTATTTTTGTACCTGTAAGTGTACCTGAAATAACAACGTTTACACTAGTTGAATAAAGCTGGATTGTGCTGTTAACATAAGCCGCTGTAACACCAGTAATTGCACCAGTGTTAATCAATCCAACAAATGCTGATGGACTTGAACTGGCTCCAGTAATAGTTGTACCGTTGATAATCAATGTACCTGTAATACTTGCACCACTATTGACCGAGCTACTAGTAACAGTTGGCCAAGCGGCTGACCATGCGCTTGTTCCGACTTCAACCCATGTACCTGCGGCTGTATCTGTTTGGAACTTTTTCAACCACAATTTGTTCAATGTAGTTGTAGCAACAATAGCGTAGTCGCCTAGTGAACCATAACTAGTGCGTGGTGTTGTACCGCTTAGTAAGTTTGAATCTGTAATAACAGTTATGTTGTTAACTGAACTTTGATTAATAAATGTTTGGCCGTTTGTTGCAGTGGCCGCACTTGCATTCCACTGGAATACGCCAAAGTTAGTATCGGCTACGTCAAACCAATATGTACCGTTTGCTGGAGGAGCAGTTGGAGCACTGGTAGCGGCAATCAATTGTTTAGTGTCGACATCTGCACGTACTACATACGCACGGTTGCTAACTCCTAAGAAACTATATGCGGCTTGTAAACCATATTCGTTTAATTCGCCGGCATTAACTGGATTGTTGCTAGCGTCAGTTTGGAAGTAAGGAGTACCAAATGTTGCGCCTAAGTCTGCTTGACTTGTTAGTAGGTAAACTTTACCTGCATTTGCTTTGGTTGTTCCTGGAGCAGTGCCTGTGCCAGCACTGTTCATTTTATCTGGTTCTGATACTACGATTATTAGGGGTACGGTACCAGGTGCCGCTGGGGTGTAGAAACTTTCATCTACTACTGTTACGCTTACGCCTGGTGAACTTAATTGAGCCATTGTGTTATCTCCATGAGTACATGTTCTTGTATGTATTTAGTGGTTTTGAACAAATTGTACCAGTTATATACCCATGGAAAGGTCTTGAAAAGGCTTAAATAAAATATGAGACCACTATGTAGCTGTGGGCGGGCGCCTGTAGCCATTAACTACTATAAAAATAACAAACCCTACTACAGATCGGAGTGCGGGCTATGTGTTCGCGGGGTCAAGGAGCCCAGGTGGAAAAGTTCAGGCTATGCCGTAAAGTCAAGTTGCGACAAATGCGGTTATCGTAGTCTACATTCAGAAGTTTTTAATGTGTTTCATGTAGATGGCAATTTAAATAACTGCCATCCTACAAATCTCAAAACTGTGTGTGCGAACTGTCAAAGGACTCTTCACAAAGAAGGTGTGAAATGGCGTCAAGGGGGTCTTGTTCCGGACTTATGAGTGTTTGTACCTGTGCGTACAAATCGTCAATTGTTCCGTTATTGTCCATGATTGCATCAAACTTAGTACCGACCCAGGCAGTTTCGCTAGCATGAATTCCTAGCTTTTCCATGCGAGTTTTAGCCAACATCCAATTCATGCAAGTATCGCCTGCGTTCATATCTACAGCATCAGTGTACCACTCGGGTTCTGCACCACGTTTTACACGGATAACAATGCCGCCCGCATTTTTAATTGATTTGATTTCATTAGGAAATCTACAGTCGCTAATAACAATATCATCAGTGCTGTTACGTAGTTTGTTTTCTAAGCTGGCAATCCATATATCATCATGGAATGCTTTGCGGCAAACTTCTGTGCCCCAGTACTGTAAGATCCAGCGTGGGGTAAGATTGGGCATATTCAAACGTTCGCTCCACCACGGATCTACTTGTTCACGCCACTCACGAGCTTGTTTAGTACGACCTTCAAGCATAGTGCGGTCCCAACCAAACACTTGTGCTACTGCATCTTTGAGGGAGTTTGCAAACGATTCTCGTCTAAAACCGTGAAAGTTAGTAAGATAATCGGCAATAGTATCTTTGCCAGAACCAATAAAACCGCACACACCTATGATCATAGAACCCCCTAAAGTACTGCTAGTATATAACAGTTTTATTACAAGGTCAAGATATTTGTTAGCCAGTTATAAAGTAATAACCAGTTCCGCCGGCAATTAATGTTTCCAATTCTTTATCTAAATTGGTAATTTCTTCTTTAGCTTCGGCCAGAAGTGCTGTGCCGTTCAATGTAATCGGTGATCCAGGGCCTGCGATTGATCCAAATTTACTACGTGCTTGTCCAAGCATTTGTTTGCTAGTGGCAAGAGTGTAATCTTTTAACCATTGCTTGGCATAAACATCTTGTAACAACACCCAGTCTGGCCGATAGTTATAACTTTGCACAAGAATTTGTTCGCCTTGGGCAAACGGACGTTGCAAAATATCCAGCAAGTGGCTGGTTGGTTTCCATAAGAATTCTATGTAACTACCAAACATACGCCCTACCAATTTTTGATAGCCAGCAAAGGCATCATAAGTTGCTAGTCCGCCCATCATGCTACCCGACATAAGGTAGGTGTTTGTATAGGCTAAATTAAACGGTTCAAATAAAGTACCACCTGCACCAATTCCACTTCTTGAGCCAATAGCTCTACGAAATACTTGACGGACAGTAATAACTTCATCGGGCAGTCTGTATTCATTTTGATCCTGTATTAGTTCTAAGAACAAATAACTTTCTTCTACAGCGTTAGGACTGCGCTGACGGTAACGATTTAACGCACGATCTAAAGCAGTTTCGTAATGTATAGGGTCTAATTCTACATCAATCATACCTTCACCGAGCATTTGACGTACATAGTCAAATACTTTGTTTCGTTCTGTTACGGAATTAGATTGCGTACTTGGGGCTAAATCATCCATGTTTTGTTCTCCATGTATATTTAGCTGGCGATAAATATCATATGCCACGCTTATCCCTATTCAA